GTGATTTTGTTCACTTAAAGTCTAAAAACAAAACCGGAATGGTGCTTAAAGTGCAGGGTAACAAAGTAACAATCAGAACAATGAATGGGCCTGTTACAAGCACTTTGGATGATGTAATGATTTTGGCACAGGATAACATAAATGAAGGTAATGCGTTCACTGGGGCACTTTTCAATGCAAGAAAGCAAGGGTTGAGTGAGTTTGAGTTTGGTGGAAAGAAATACCCCGTTATAAACGAAATAGATGATGATGAAGAACCATCTGCTTCATCAATTAGAAAAGCAGGTAAAGAGCAAGTAGCGCAAAAGCGGGAGATGTTAAAAATTCAGAAAACATTAAAAGATAATGCCAAAGATACTGCTGCATTTACCAAAATACCACAAAACGATAGAACTTCAAAGCAAAAAGCACATTTGAAGAAAATGGCCGATTTAACCGCAGAATTAAAGAAATTAAAAACCCTAACCGAAGATATTGACGTGGGGCATCAAGATGATGAACCTAATATGTTACGGGCTGATTTGTTTCGTATAGCAAAATATGCAACCGAATTGGGTGAGATGTTAAAACAATTTGATAACTCTGATGACGAAGTTGATTTTCCCCATTGGTGGCAATCAGATATTATTCGTGCCAAAGAGCTGATGGTAAACGCAAAACACTATTTGAATGGTGAGTTGAATGTAAATGGAAACCCATTGGGCGAAAGTAAAAAAAAAGTCAGAATTTAAGTGAAGGTTTGAGTTGGCACTTAAAAAATGATGTGCCAATTTCAGAAAATGTGTTTAGGTGGGGCTCCTCCGGATTTTTCAAATTAGTGAATGAGTGTAGGGAGATGTGGAAAAGTGGTAAATTCATGCCAATGAATGAAAGCGATGAGTGGTTTTTAGATTCGGATTTAGGTAAAGTTGGGGTTTATGAGGGTGCGAAAGTTTTATTGGATTTTCCAATGTTAGTAGAAGCCGAATATCAGGGAAAGGAAGTAAAATTAAATTCACCAAAAAGAAATTCAGGTGAAGGTAAAAAGTATGTGGTATATGTTAAAGACCCATCAAGCGGTAATATACGAAAAGTAACCTTTGGTGATGTAAAGGGTGGATTGACCGCAAAAATAAGTAACCCAGAAGCAAGACGAGCATTTTCAGATAGGCATAACTGCCCTGATAAAAAAGATAAAACAACGCCAGGATATTGGTCTTGTAACTTACCCCGTCATTGGTCTAAAATCGGTGGTGGTGAGGATATAAACGCATATTGGTAAAATGGAAATAAACAAATCACATACAACCGAAGAATATCAGTTTGAAGCATTTAAATCTTTGATGGAAGAGATATGTGAAAATGGTATGTTAAATGAGTTTTCTATACCGTCGTTCCTATCAAAGCAGTATAACTTTATTAAGGACTTGGCATCTAATGTATCAATCAGTATAAAGGATATTGCCAAAATCTTTATGAATAAGGTGGTGTTTAATTTCTTTTCCAAAATAAAGTGGAGTGTTGAATATATATTTGACTTGGCTAAAAAGGGGATGGGTGTATATAGGGATATATTAAATGCTATTAGTGAGTATGTTTCTAAAACAAAGGTTGGTAGGTGGACAGATGATAAGTTGAAGGATTTGGATAATTGGTTAAAAACTCACCCAAAAACCAAACGGATTGCCGGTGTGGCTGTTGCTGGTTTGTTGATATACATTTGGTTTAATATGGCGTTTACAGGTGATTTTAAGTATGATTTCAGTTTAACAGATGCCATTGCTGCTCTTTCGGGCAGTTTTTCATTATCACAACTTTTTGCAGGTACGGATGGAACGAAATTGTTGTTGTTATTTGCAACGGGTGTTATTGGATTATCTTTCCCTTGGCCCGGTCCTACATCGGTAAAGTTTTTATTGACGATGGTTCGTTCTATTGCGGATTGGGTTGGTGTTAGATTGAAAAAAGAAAGTGTGAGGCCTTATACCGAACAAAAAAGTGGTGGTGGTGTTATACGCCAATTTTCGCATAAATCACCCTCAAATGAGTTGGTTTGGCATAGAGATAGGGAAGATAGGTTAATAGAAGTGGTTAGTGGTAGGGGTTGGATGTTTCAGTTGGATAATCAGGTTCCAATTGAATTAAAGCCCGGAGATAGATTAAAAATCAGAAAAGAAACTTATCATAGGGTTATCAGAGGAAATACACCCCTAAAAGTTTTAATTACATTTTTGAATTAATTAAATCTAAAATCATATTTATTGCAAATGAGTTTTGATGAATGCGTATCATGTCTTTGTAGTAAATACGAAATCACCCCCCAACGGATTAGAGTTATTGGTTCAGATGTATTCATGCATCTACCACAAAAGGGTTAATGGTGATACCCCACTTTATTTGATTACCGATAAAAAATCAAAAGAGTTTTATGATGGTTGGAATATAACACCACTTTACGATGGGGTTATTACCGATTATTTTGATGATTATCCGTATGATGATATATCCTCCAACTTTTGGGCATCTCCAAAGATATGGGCTATGTCTAAATTAAAAGCACCATTTGTTATTTATGATACCGATTTGGTTTTATATCGTAATTTGAAAAAGGATTCGGTTGGAGTTGATATTATGTATCTACATTTGGAATCAGGTATTAGTTATGGAAACCCATTAGATATTGAACATTCGGATAAGTGGGAATGGGATGAGGATATGGTTAAATCGTTTAAAGATACATTTCCGATGAATACTGCGGTATTTGGGGTATTCAACGATGAGTTTAGAAAAGAGTATGTTGATAACTACTTTAAGTTTGTATTGGGTGGTAGTGGGGAAGTAAAAAATATGACCAAAGAAAAGGAAGAATTTTATGCCGCATCATCACCTCAAATAATCGCAGAGCAGTGGTTATTATCGGCCCTTATCAACTATAAAAGGGTAATAAACAAAAAACAAATAAAATCAAAATCACTAATACCTGTTATTTTTACTAGTGAAGATTTTTATTCAGTAAATGAGTTATTGTATAACTTAGATGATAATTCATCCAACCTCATAGATAGCAGTATGTATCACTTATGGGGGGCAAAAAAGTATATGAGTGATACTGATAGTGAGCAGTATCAAAAAACAAAATCAGAGATATTAGGGGCATTATCAATTGCTACTGAAGGTAAGTATAGTTCTTTACTCAAAGACAAGGTAGAGCTGATTATAAACAATTTAGATTAATTTTAACTATTTATATAAAAAACGGAGGAAATTGTTATGATAAACATTTTTAAAAAATTATTTAATTGGGTGATGGGTGAGCCTGTTTCAACGCATGTTGCTGAGCCTGTAAAGGAAATCCAAACCATTCACATTCCAAAGGTAGAACCACCACAATCACCTGTAAAGGAATTGAAACGGAAAACATCAACATCATCTACCAGTTCAGTTGGTAAATTGAAAAGTGAGGTTAAAGATGATAAGGTAATTACACCTATTGAAACACCGGCGGAAAATACCACTACAAAGCCAAAATCAAAAAAGTATAAATCACGCTACAAAAAAAGGAAACCAAAAAATGAACAAAGTGTCTAAATTCGTTGGAGTAATATTAGTTGTATTAATTGCTTTATTTTTATTGAGGGATAAAATACCATTTGGGGCCATTAAAGATATTTTCAAAAATGAACCCATTATGGATACTGTAACCACAATAGAGTATAAGTATGATACAATCAACAATGTATCAACGGTATATACCCCACAATGGAAAGATAGAGTAGTTGTTGATGTTGATAGTATATTCATATCCCAAACCGAACCTGTTGATACTATGGCACTTTTGAGGGATTACTACGCAAAATATAATTACGAAGATACGGTACTTGTAGATACATTTGGATATGTAACAATAAACGATACTATATCGCAAAACAAAATTGAATCCAGACAAACAACCTCTACTGTTCGTATACCAACTAAAATTGTAACCAATACGATTTTTATTGATAAACGAGAACTTTACTTAGGAGGTTCGTTGGCAGGAAATCGTGAGTTTATGATGATGAATGGTGAGATGTTAATTAGAACTAAAAAAAGAAAAGCATACGGAATTGGAATTGGATTAGATAATGCGTTTAATCCAACATTTACTGCAAAACTTTATTGGAGAATTGGTAAGTAATGTCAAAAAGCCTTAAAGAAATAATATCGGATGAGTATGTAAAATGTGCTACAGACCCTATATATTTTTTTAAAAAGTATTGTTATATACAACATCCCCATAAGGGTAAGATACTATTCAACCTTTACGATTTTCAAGAAAACCTTATTGATGATTTTAAAAATCACCGGTTCAATGTTATTCTTAAATCACGCCAATTGGGGATATCTACCATATCAGCGGGGTATTCATTATGGTTGATGATATTTCAGCGAGATAAAAACATACTTGTAATCGCTACCAATCAGGATGTTGCAAAAAACCTTGTAACCAAAGTTAGGTTTATGTATGATAACCTACCCAGTTGGTTAAAAGTTGCTGCTGCTGAAGATAACAAATTATCACTTAGATTGAAAAATGGTTCTCAAATTAAAGCAGTATCTGCTACTGAAACAGCCGGACGTTCTGAAGCACTATCATTATTGATTATTGATGAGGCCGCATTTATTAAGGGTATTGAGGAAATATGGATATCGGCACAATCTACACTTTCAACGGGTGGTGGTGCTATTGTCCTTTCAACACCCAATGGGGTAGGTAACTTTTTTCATAAAATATGGTTGCAGGGAGAAGGTGGTGATAAGTGGCATCCTACGAGGTTACATTGGACAGTTCACCCCGAAAGAAGTAAACGGTGGAGAGATGAGCAAACCCGATTATTGGGTGAAAAGGGTGCTGCTCAAGAATGCGATTGCGATTTCATATCATCAGGTTATACCGTTGTAGATGGTAGCGTTTTGGAGTGGTATAAGGAAACTTACATTACTGAACCGGTTGAAAAGCGTGGGTTTGATGCTAATTATTGGATATGGGATTATCCAAATTACGAAAAAGATTATGTTGTTGTGGCGGATGTTGCGAGGGGTGATGGTGCGGATTATTCCGCTTTTCATGTCATTGATGTGGAATCGGTTGAGCAGGTTGCAGAGTATAGGGGTAAGATAGAAACAAAGCAGTATGGTGCGTTCTTAACATCAGTTGCAACGGAGTGGAATAATGCTCTTTTGGTGATTGAGAATGCAAATATTGGGTGGGCAGTTATTCAGGAGGCAATTGACCGTAACTATCAAAACCTTTACTATTCATATAGGGAGTTGGGTTATGTGGATGATGATGTTCACTTGCGGAGGGGGTGGGACCTAAAATTAAAAGAGGATATGGTGCCAGGATTTTCAATGACACAAAGAACTCGTCCTCTTATAGTATCAAAGTTAGATACTTATATGAGAGAAAAAGTTCCGATCATTCATTCTAAGCGATTAATAGATGAGTTATTTGTCTTTATTTGGAATGGTTCAAAAGCAGAAGCACAACGAGGTTACAACGATGATTTGGTAATATCATTTTCAACTGGGTTATGGGTAAGAGATACTGCTTTAAAATTGAGAAAGCAAGGTATGGATTTGACCCGTAGCACATTGGGTAGTATAATCAAAGTATCAGGTGATAGGGGAGTGTATTCTAACAACGGATATCAGCAAAATCCTTACTCAATGAAGGATATTAAGGGTAACGATGTTGATTTAAGTTGGTTATTGTAAAAAAATCATATTTATACTTATGGTAGATAAATCATTATTTGGTAGATTACAAAGATTATTTTCAACTCAGGTTGTAGTTCGTAGAATTGGTAAGGGTAAAACTCGAGCAATTGATACGCAAAGATTGCAATCGCAGGGTAATATAAAGGGAACATCCTACTATGATAGATATGGTAGGTTACACACCTCCCGTCAAAATTGGGAAACATATAATAACCAATACAACTATTCATCCAATAGAATGGAGTTATATACCGATTATGAAGCAATGGATAAGGATTCGATTATTGCTTCGGTGTTAGATATCTATTCGGATGAATGTCTTGGGCCCGATACCGTTATCCCATTATTAAATGGTAAAAAATATACAATAAAAGAATTATATGAAAATGATGTAAGAAATTTTTGGGTATATGGATTATCTAATGATGGTAATTTTGTACCATCTCTTGCAGAAAGGGTTATTTATAAAGGTAAAAAGCAAACATATATTTTAACTTTAGATGATGGGACTAAAATAACAGCGACCGATAATCATATTTTTGTAAAATCGGACAATTCCCAAGTTCAGTTAAAAGATTTAAAAGTTGATGATGGTCTATTAGTTTTACAAACTAAACGCAGTAATTCTAAATCTATAAAAGATTATGAATTAATAAAAAACTCTTCTGGTAAATTTGATTATACACACAGAGTAGTGTCAAAAGTAATTCCACAATTGATTGGTGAAAGGTTGCAATTAAATACAAAAGATGCTCAAATACATCATATTGATTTCAATAAACATAATAATGAACCAACCAATCTTACCATATTAACAAGAAAAGACAATATAGAATTGCATACAAA